GTTGATGAACCAGCAGTATGGTTTGCACGCTTGAAAAAAAGCGTGATCTTCTTTGCCCCGTATACAGGGATCGTTGTAGCGGCAGTTGACGTGATTGCGTTATGCAATGTCTTTACCTCAAAGATGCCTGGTGTTTTTACTCCTGATGTTCGTGCCATGTTCCTTTCTTAATTTAATAATCCAGCCTCGTCCCTATTCCCCCGAAGGGGAACAGAGTGAAGCGAGATTAGTCTTGGTACTTGTACATATACACGTTGATGTCGGTGTCTGCTTTGCGCACCATATCAACACGCATTGTGTTGTCACCGTCTGTATCTCCAATAAGGAGCACGGTTGATGAGGCACCGTTCTTCAACGTCATACCAGTTCCTACAGCGATTGTGAGCGCTGCGCTTGCTGATGTGGACGCGTTACGAATCCAGATGGTTCGCATGTCACCCGCGTTCGGGATAACTGCGGTCATCGTCGATGTAGCAGGGAGCGTTAGCGTTGCAGAAGTAGACGCTTGAGTAACGTCGATAACGTTCTCAGTGTCGAAGTCTGTCACAACCAATGTCTGAGCAGCATCGCGTGTTGCCGTCGCAGTCACACCTCCTCCTTGGGTGAATGTCGATACATCTACCGCACCCGTGACGTTGAGCGCATCAGAGACAGTGAGGTCTTCACTAAGACTGAGTGTGTCGAAGTTCGTCGTTCCACCGACGTTTAGCCCCATGAAGTGCATGGCCGTAAAGGACAAGATCGCTCCGAGTGCAACGAGGCCTAAGGTTTTGATAATTTCCATAGTTACTTTTTCTTCTTCTTAGCAACTGGCTTCTTCTCGATGACATCGACAAGTGCCTCTTTGGTTGCATCTTTGGTAACTTCTATACCTAGTGCTCCCGCCTTTTCCACTAGGTCTTCTTTGGGCATCGCCTTCAGGGGAAGCTCTCCTTCCGCCTGGAGGTGTGCCTGGTCGTCTGCTTTCATCGCCTCGAATGCTTCGGGCGTGACCGCACCACGGCGAACGTATTCTGCGGGGATCCTGAGGGTGAAGACGGCGTATGCCTCTTCTTCAGTCCACGGTATTCCTACCTGTTTACATCGTCCTTGTGCGTATAGAACTCCCCAATTAGGTGTACCCATGATAAGAAGGATTAAGCAGCGTTAGTTCCCTTCGACGCACGCACGTAAGCTGGGAAGCCACGTCCGAGTGTGTAGTAGAAGTCAACTGAGTAATCCCAGTTCTTGTTCTTGTAAACCTGTTCTGGTGCATCAAGTGATGGGCGTTCTGCGAAGAATGCCTTGAGAGACTCCTTCACCTTAGCTGAATCAAGCATGTACCAGTAGTTTGAACGTGAAGTTCCCTGGCCTGTTGATTCGAGTCGCTCCCAAACTTGAATAGTTACCTTGCCACGAAGTGGGTTGGTGTCGTTGTTTCCTGTTCCACTCATTTGGTTTGAAAGGATGATTCGCTCTGCGAGATCCTCATTTGTTGGTGTAACAAGAAGGGTGTCGAGTTTGATTGGTCGAACGATTGAGTTCACGTCCTGGAACGTCGCTGCGGTCTTGCGAGCTGTGACGATTGCGTCTCGTGAGAGCGCTGGGTTCACAGTTGCTGCTGAGTCAGAGATGATGTTTGAGAACGTTGAGCTGTTGATATTGTTGTTGTGGCTTGCTGAGAAGAGCGCGAGACCGTCTGTACATGTTGCTGTTTCAGTGTCTCCGTATACGTCTGTGTAGCTTGTGCTATAGCCGTTGAGGAGTACGTCAGCCATTGACTGGTCAACCTTGTCAAACGCGTCACCTGCTACTGAGCGGACGATGCTTTCAATCTGGTCGTGAAGGTCGAACATTCGCATGTCCTTAGTCACTGAGACGAGTCCACCATATCGCTTCTGAGTGAAGGTGATGTTATCGCCTTGTGCAGAGTGGATAGATGGAAGATCTGCTCCTTCTCCTACTCGTTCAATTCCTGCCATTCCGTGAAGAACGAGGTGGTCGTAGGTTCGGCGGTTCGTGTCACGAACATCGAAGAACATCTGGCCTTTCATTTCAGCGATAGCATTTCGAGATGCTTCGTTGAAGATAGACTGGAGATCGTCGGTTAGCGCCGAGAAATCTGATACTTGAATCATAATTTGGTGCTGGTGCTATTAAGAATTCGGTACTCCTAACTGGAAGTGACCACGGACCTTTGTGGTTGAAGAACCTGGACCCTCGATGTAGAAGATGTCGTTTGTGGATGCGTCAGGATTTACTTGTCCTGCTGCTGCGAGATCGGCTTCAGTGCCGATGTCTGTCTGAGCGAAAGCTGCGTCACAGTCTGCTTCAAAGGTCACACCATCAGTTCGCCATACTTTTACGAGTTGGCCTGTTGATGTGGTAGTAACAGTTTCAGCCGCTACATAGCGAACATCAACTGCTGTTCCCGCTGATGCAGTGGTGAGGTAACCAGAGCCGTTGTCTACGAGTGCATCACCCTTTGTGATGGTCGTGCTGTTGGCTGCGGCAACTTGTGTGAGCTTACCTTCCTGCCCAATTTTTGGAATAAATGCCATTGTGGGTTAGTTAGCTTGGTTAAGCGTACCAGTCAGACATTGAGCGTTGGCTCTGGATGATTCGTTTCTTCGGTGGAGTTGTGCCCTCGGGTGAGGTTCCACCTGTGCCGGAGATTGTTGCGACTTCTGCTTCTGCTTCCTTGGTGTCTGCCTTGGGAGCTGGCCTGCGTCGTAACCATACGGCGTGCGAGTCGTAGAGGTCTTCTACGATGTCTTCTTCAGAGTTCTTACCTCGTGAGGCGACCTTACCGTAAATCGGCGCGAGGTCATCCCAGTGTGCAAGGATCTCTTTAGAGACTTCATCGCCCTTTGCCTCAAGTAAGCGACGAGCTTTCGCTTCATTCGCCCGCTCGAAGTCTGACCGACGAACGACATCCGTTAATGCTGGTGGTACTTTTTCTTCTGATTCCTTTGGCTTCTTTCGGTTGCCAATAGCCCTCAGTTTCTTAGCTTCTGCTCGAAGCTCTACTTCGGACATGGAATCGTATGGATCTTTCGAGTCAGTTTCTCCCTCTGTCTCTTCTTCCACTTGTTCTGTTTCTTCCTCAGGCAGAACGTCCTGGTTTTGATCGTCTGTGAACATAGCGACGTAGCTAGTATTAAAACTCCTTACGGGTGGAGAAACCCCGCCTCAATGGAGGCCAGGTGAGCCCATAGTTGTGGGTACGGGAGAAAACCACGTTATGGGCTCACCTCACCTTCTTTGAGCGAGCTTCACTCACTGCGGTGGCACGTGCCATCAAGCGAGCATTTTCGAGTCTGCGTCCCTCAAGGACGTAGTAGGCGTGACGATCTGATTCGGTCTCAATGGGAGACTTCATCATCGTCTGTACGAATGCTCGATCACGAGCCTTAACGTACTTTATGAAGCCATTGTGAGTGACATTACTGGAAAGCCAGTCGTCAATCTGCTTCATATCACCTTCATCAAACTCTTCTAGTGAAGGAACATCGAGAAGTGAAAGTAAGAAGCGACGAAGCCATACTTTAAATTTACTTCTCATGCGAAAGTATATCATGCTGTTATGTCAATACTGCCAATACCCAGGTCTCATCAATCGAGATATAGCGCTTTCCGTCAAAGTCAAACTCCACTCCGTTATGACGATTGAATACAACCCGATCACCTTCATGCACTTCACGGGTATTCTTGCCAACTGAAGTCACGGTTCCTTCACGAATGTGGTTGGTGTAGTTCTCGTCGATGATACGGATGTTATTGGCCTTCATAAACTCCCTGGTCTTCTGTTTCGAGGGAAGATAAAGACCATTCATTTCAACAAAATCATCCTTCTCTATTTCTGCGATTACTTTTCCTGTGTAGGCTTCAAGCATAGAAACTACTTGAATAGAGTATTAAAAGCTGGCCGTTCAAAGAGAAACGCCCAGTTCGCACCGTCGTGCTTGAGCGGGTTGATTGGTTTTCTTTCGATAAACTTCCAACCCTTGGATTCCGAAGCAAGGATGTGGCCGGGAAAGTCTTCGGGGTCAAGCCGCAAAAGCTCAACAACATAATCTGGTTTATCCATAGAAACTCTTCAATGTCTTACGCTTCTCTTTTAAACGATCCTTCTTTGCCTTCATTCGCAGGTTGAAGAACTTATCTTCAAGCTGGGCCTTCGTCTGGAACGGTGTGGGATCAGAGTTGATTCCATAACGAAGTGCGTCCGGTGCGTGGTCCTCCTGGCTGGTGTCCACGTCTTCCACCTTGGAGCTGTCGTAGATCAGAGCGGGAAGCGTGCGAATGAGATTCACGCAGGTCTTAAACACTGCAAGCTTGGCAATGGTCTTGCCTTCTGATTCGTAGGGTTTGAGGAATTCACGGACTCGCTGCCAGCCAATGACACGCTCGTTCATGCCTCGTTTGAGGAGAAGCTCTGTGGAATGACCGGGGAACTCAACGGGGATGTTCTTGTTCCTTTCCCGCATGACTTCCCTGTACCTGGCTTGCATGATCTCGGCACCTGAGAGACCAGTCTCAGTCTCGCCCTTTCTGGCCCAGATCGCCGGGTCGAACACCCAGTAGTCCAGGCGTTCGTTATCGGGGGTGTTGGCAATGATTTCGTCTACAAGCTGGCTGTACGTGTATTCGGTGACGTAGAGCTCTCGGTAGATAAAGAGCCTTCCCTCAGGGCTTACCGCGCCCCACAGGACCGCTGAAGGGGCTCTATAGCCGTAGTCCCCCATGATGAAGCGCTTCCATGAGAGAGGAAGGGGAAACGGCTCACAGACATGGATTCCCTCGCGCCATTCAGCAAAGTACTGACCAGCAAAGAGGTCCCATTCACCTTCTCGCCAGGCTTTTCCAAGATCTCCAGTGAGCGATTCCAGGTACTCCCGGTATTCGGCATTGATGAACTTGTTGTCTTTGTAGGTCGATGGGACGAACCTGGTCGTGGTCTCCAGGTTGGTTTTATGGGGGGTGATGTAGCGGGATTTGACGTACTGGTGGCCGATTCCTCCTGGGTTGAAGGAGGTGTACATGCGAGGCCGCCAGTTCTCCTTTGAGGTACGGAGAGATCCTCGGAGCTTCAGGATCTTGTCTTCAGTGAGCTGATTGACTTCCTCAATGGCTATGAGGTCGTATTCAATACCAATGTACTTGTCGATGTCCTTGTCATCTTTGAATCCACCAAGCAGAACCTTGGAACCATTCGGGAAATGAAGGGTATTGCTGGCACGGTTGTAGGAATACTCGATCTTTCCAGCAAAGACCTTGACGATGAGGTCTTCAAACGATTCCTTTGCGCTGATTCCAGTCTGACGAAGGAAGAGGACTTTTAAGCGGGGAACACGTTGGCAATCATCAAGGCCAATCTGAGCCATAACCGCATGGCTTTTACCTGGACCACGGGCTCCCCCTACCCCTATATCAACAGGCCCATGTTCCTGATCTGCCATGCGACAGACACCGTGGAAGGCCCACTGCCACGGCAAAGGAACATATCCATGCTTAATGAACTGTAATACCTGCTCCTTTGGCGCTCCGCTCTCCCTTGCTATGCGGAACATCTTCAACTGAGCTTCTTCTAGTTTCTTTTCTCTTTCGTCTCCCATGGAGTAATTAAGAATACCATCTCAGTGTGGTAATCTGAAAAGGAAAGAGTAAGACGAAGCCGGATGCTTTCTACCGTCTTGAGCGTCCCCAATCGTCCAGGTGAAGTTCATCTGGAGTAATGGATCAAAGGCCCGTTGGAACCTCAATCACTACAATTAAAGGGCTTACTACAGTAATGACGGAGCTATTAAGCTAATCCCATTTGCGAATGCTTCCGCTTCTGATTCGCATTCACTAGAGAACGGTTTTAACCAGTTGTCAATATCTCTTTTTTCCTTCTAAAAAAATTTTTAGTTGTGGATAGAGTGGATGTGTCCGGTAACAAAGGGTAGGGATACTGCTAGTAGTAGGGTTCTTTCGAGCGGGTATACCCCCCCCTCTTAGTTTTGTTGCTTGTTCTTCTTCAAAGGCTCACTAACAAGCCCATTAAACAAGCTTTCTACCCTCCCCTACAGAAACAACGGCTTAACAAAGCCATTATGCGCACAATATTTGTTGTGCGACATATTGACTCTATTCCTCTTCTGTGTCGCTATAGGCTTTCTCTAAGGCTTTAAGTACGGTTTCCTGAATTGGTAGACCTGCTGAAGTGATGTCCATTTGCTTCTTCTCAGTAAAGTCTTTATCCGCTCTTGAGCTCACAAACTCACTAGCCTTGTACTTATAAAACGGCTTACCTTCAACGTCTAACTTCCCTTCTACCGCTTCCTTCATAACCTCTCTTGCTTTTTCCACAAGATATTGTGTACTCACAGATTCGGACACGTTCTTAATCCATGGAAGCTCACGAGAAATCATGTTCAATGCGTACTGTTCGCTATAACCTGCTTTCAAAGCTGATTGTAAACCGTTGTGGAACGTAGGTGAGTCGGGTTTAAAGTACAACTCTAAGAACAAGGCACGCCTTGGGTCTAGCTTGTTTGGCTTTCCTTTCGGTTTCTTAGGCATCTTGACAATCACTTCTTTGTTGTGTTCTGTTTCTGGCATGTGTATAACTTCATTTGACACTCATAGAAATGAGCGTATGGTAATTACATACTAGCTTAACATGCAAAGTATGAAACATGACAAATATAGTGAGGACTTAGCAAAGTACCTTACAAAACAAGCAAGGAAGGAAGACGCTATAGAAACCGTAAAGCTTATTGGAAAAGCTCTGTTAGCTGTTCTGATCGCTTGGGTGTTCGTGGTTGTCTACGGTGTAGTACTCTCTTAGATGCTTAAAATTGAGCTACAAGAGGGGAAGGAAGGTTGGGTGTACACATTATCAAAAGACGGGAAAGCGATTGATGGTGGGCAAGGTAGAACGCTACACAGTACGTTAGAACTTGCCTACAGGCATTCGCTAGACCTGTTTAAAGAAAACAAACATGCAAGAATACACCATAAAGTACACGCTAACGATGCGCGCATACGTGACAGCAGATAGTGAGCAAGTAGCAAAGTCTCTTGCCGTTGATGATATATATGAGAACTTGTACGACGTAGAAATTGTACCATCGGACATGATGGTTGAGGAGGTATACAAGATAAGTGATGAGGCGGTAGACGAAGCAATAGAAGCCAATGAA